AGAATTTATTTATATCTTTTATATGTTTTTGAGGAACTTCCAATACATGCATGACCTTATCATCATCTAAATCATAATAGTCAATCCAATTTGAAAATTTTTTAATAACCTCTTCCTGAGAAGCAAAATCCTTCTTATCTTCTACATTAAACAAGAAATAAATAAATTTTTTAGTTGTATCTTTATACCAGTCAAAACTAGAATGAATTAAACCATAATCATCAACATAAGCATTAATAAATCCTATACTCTTAAGAGAGTTGATAGGATACTCTTTACCTTCAGAAGTCTGAAGTACCGTTGGTAATAAAAATTTAGTTGTGCTATTCCAGTTCATATATTATATAATTACAATTCCTTTTGATTTATACAATTCTCTAGGGTAATCCCATTTATCTTCCTTAGTGTGCCACATAAGGTCATTTAAACATTGTATAAATCCTTTATATTCAACTCCATCAACTTGTCCACCAAATGCTCCTACTTTAAGACTATACTCAGACAATCTGTAAATCATAGGAGACCCTACAAATTTAGTAGATTCTACTATAAACTCAAATGGTAAGATAGTATAATCAGGGTATGCATAGTGTAATGCAAAAGTATAAAAAGCTGCCTGAAAATCATACCTAAATCTATATATAGATTTTTTAAAATTTCTAGTAGATTCACCAGTAGTTTTTAAATCTCTGGGTTGAATAGTTTTGTTGTCATGATCGAAGGTACACATATCTAATAAAGATTTGAATTCTAGATTTGGGTAATCATTTAGTTTCCAATAAATCTCTAATTGAGTATCTGTAGTTTCTTCAAAAATATGACTTGTAAATTGGTTGGTTAATAAACTTTGTTTTATTTGCTCTGCTTGGTCCAAGTCTGTCTGGCTAATGATTATTTTACCATTAGAGTCTACCATCGCTTGGAAGTACTCTTCATGTTTTTTAACATGTTGGAGTACTACTTCATCCTTATTCTTACTTCTATAGTCTAAATTACGAGCTGTTAATAATAGAGATTCATCATTAACATCAAAGTTGTTAAATGTTTCACACTCTTTATAATAACTTTTCCATATCTCTTTAATAGCACTAGGAACTTCTAGTTCTTTTGATAAATAAAAAGTATCATTAAACTCGTCTGGAGTTAAGACTAAACAATCCACTAGGGAGCCCATACTTAATGAGGCTCCCTCAAGTGGTTTATTTTCTCTGTAAGATTTAGGATGATTTATCATCCGTTTTAACCTGCTTTGACTAATAGCAGGATGATTTCTGTAATTCAATTAATTTTGTTCTAAAGGTTCTTCATCTTCTATTTTTTTAATAATTGGTATGTAGTAATCAAAAGGAGAAGTTCTAGTAATATCAAAATACTCACGAATCTTATTCATTGATTTATTTTTTCTAGCAGAAATATTATTCATAATAGTTTGACTAAGCCCAAACTTATTATTTTGTCTTTCAATTTCTGCAAACCAGTCTTTTCTAATATAATCTTTAAAATTATTTGAACGGCATTGTTCGATAAATTTTAAAATATTATTAACTACTGGAGCTTCGAATAAACCATTTGTAATTACGTCTTCGAGTGTAATTTTGTTAGTACCTAATATTACTTCATCTTGGTGATTTTCTGCATAATTAAGAATAGCAACAGACATTAGTAAGTAATAGAGAGCTATTTCTCTATCAATAGGAGAATTAAAAATTCTAAACTCAACAGTCTCTTGATCCGCAAAAATAAAAGGAATAAAGTTTACCCAGTAGTATCTAGAATTTATATTCCATTTTTGTTGACCTTTTCTGGGGAAATTTTTATTTTCAAAATTATACTCTGAATCTTCACTATATCCTTCTGTTAGAAAAGAAAATAATTTATTAAATTCTTTTTTAACAACTTCACTATCTTCTTCTTCGCCATATAAATCTTTAATTTTGATATACAAGCCTTTTAAAGATTGACAATGGTCTTTTACTTCTCTTTTAGAATTCCAATATTGAAGAGATTTTTTGTAAATAGGCATTATATCAAATAATTCTTCTTGAAGTCTTTGACATAATTTATATAATACTAAAGCACTCTTGCGAGTTCTTTTATATCCGCCTATATGTACATGGAAAGAACAACTTTGGTGAGTTATACAGCTTTTCTGAATATGCTCATAAAATGATAACATTGCTTCAATACCTTTACCGCTTCCGTAAGGAATAGAAGTATATTCTATACCACCCTCTAAAGAACCATCTCTAAGTGGGACCATTCCGTAAGAAGCACAAGTATCCTCTTTAATTCGACCTCGGTAAGTTTCTATCTCTACTCCAAAAGTTTTGTCTTTAAAGACATCTTTATATAGTTTATCATAATCTGAATTACAAGATTCAAATTTATCATAACCTTTTAAAGCTTGGTCTTTATAATAATCCGAGTCTGCAAAATTATATTGTAAACTTTCAGAATAATATGCGTCACTGATAGTTCTAATTTTAGAAAAATAATTTTCATATTTTCTACTAGCTTCTATAAATACTTCTACGTCAAGCGTATTGTGTTTAACAATAGAAACATTTTGCTCACCAAAAAGATCTAAAACTTTTGAAGTAACAAAAATAGTAAAGTCATTATTAAGAAAAGTATTATTATTTAATATAAAATTATATATAAGAATTCTAGTTAAATTAGTAAACTTACTATTTTTAATTAAAATTTCATCTAATACTTTCTCTGGCTCATTTTCAGAAATATGTGGAGCGTTCTTACCCATAGGGTTAAAACAAAATAATTTAAAATTAGAGTTAACCTCTGATGTAAATCCTACTACAATGTTTCCGAAATCATCAATAGTTAAACATGGGTACATGTCATTATTAATAAATCCCCAAGAACCGTTTTCATGATTACAAATATAACCAATTTTTCCATTACTTACTCTATGCCAAACTCCATCTGCCATTTTAAAGCAAGATTTGTTTGATAAGTAATATTGACCTGTTATTAACCTAGAATTTTTTCTAGGAACTTCTACTCTGTTCATGGCTTCATCGTAAGCCATTATCATTTCTTCTTTTATTTGTTCTTTTTCCATCTTTAGTCTTTTAATTCCACCATTTTAGTATCTCTAACTGGAATCATTTTTTTATAAGTTATTAAAAACTTAGTAATTTTATAAATAATGTCGGCATTTACATCCAACTTGTCGCAGTTTTTCTTTAGTTTAAACTTATAAGTCATTAGTTTTTCTAATGCTTCTATAATTTGATATTCTAAAGAAAGTAAATCAGGATTAATATTAGTAATACTATGAATATCCAAAAATTCACCAAATAAAAAAGTAATAGTACTTAAATAATGTTCATAACCTTTCTTAAAAGAAGTGTTTAGAATCATAGCTTTAAGTAACTTATTCTCTTCATTAGTTTCCGAAGGTTCAGCACCTTTTTCAAATCTGTCATTAATAAGATTGTCTACAGTTTGTACTTCTTCTACTGCTTCATCATCTTCTAAATCAACTTCACTATTAATAAATGTATAAGCTTTATTAGTAAGTTTTGTAAATTCAGGGTTTTGATAAGAAAGTTCGATGCTTTCAAAACATTTTAATATTGCTTTTGCAGCATTAAACGTATCAACAGAATAAGATATCTCCCTATCTACTATATCACATATAATTTGTGCAGCTCTTGCACAAATAAATCTAGTATAAGATGTAGCAAATCTTTTAATATCAACTTTATCTAGTATACGACTACTAGTAACATAGTACTTAAATGGTGAAAAATCAGAAGTAAACCAATAAGGATACTTTTCACTACCTTCACCGTAAAAAGCAACATCATAAGGTAAAAACACATAACTACTCGCTTTAAAATTAGAAAGCTTATTACCAGTTACCATTACAAATGGGTGGTTAATGTAGTTTTTGTATTCTGCTACTTCTTCCATAGCTTTAACAGTAGAATATTTAATCGGATCTCTTAACATCAAGCCTTTATGAAATGCATAAATTTCGTAATCCTTTTTTTCAGAATTTTCTAATTTATCATATTCTTTTTTGGCACAATCATATTTATCAAATCCTGCGTCATACTTAGGTCTACCACATTTGTCTAAAAAGTAAATACCATTAAGAAGTCTGTCATTTAACATATGTCTAGTATACTTAAATGTTACAACCTCTTTTCCAACTATTCTTTGTCCTAGAATTTTTTCTAGTGAGTTAAAAAGTTCTGTACTTTTTACAGAATTAGGAATAGTCCTATTAGTATTACTAGGAATAAGACTAGTGTTTTTAGGTGTTGTTTGCTTTGTTCTAGAACTTTGAAATGTACTTTTACTACTTCCTCCTCCTAAAGAATATCCTGCGTATTGACTATAACCAATATCAAGACTTTTTTGTGCAGGAGTGTATTTGTTTGTATACGTTGAATATTTAAAGTAATCTTCATGAAAAGATGCTTTTCTCTTAATTTTTGTTTCAGCAATAACTTCACCTCCTTTAAACTTAAGTACTGTATTATTAGGTACTTTAATTATTTCAGTGTCGCTGAATCCTCCAAATTTAAAAGGCTCTTGCATAGAAGAAAAATATGCTCCGATAATTTTATCATTAGCATCTTTAACTTGTACATAGTAGAGAGGCCTTTCTTCAGAATCTCCTGCTGCGCCTTTGTATGCATATAAAACATCTGGTTCTTCTTGAGAATAAAACAAAAGAGCTGCTGCTCCTTTATATTCAGAAAGTACTTTAAAGTTTTTATTTGCATAAATACTATAAAGAAGTGCTTTGGAATCTAAATCAAGCTTTTCTCTAATATTTTTAGAAAAAGGCTTAACCAATTCATCCCATTCGTATAGAGAGCCATTGTGTACTCCTACGAATTTGTACTGATTATTATTTTTTGAATCCTTACCACAGATGCCAAATCCGAAAGGGTGTGCATTACTTTTAGTATGTTTACCCATAGTAGCCCAACGTGTATGTAAAATAACATTGTTGGTCTTCTTATAAGTGCCTAAAGATGGTAATGTTTCAGAAAAATCAGAAAATACTTTTTCTTTGTCTACGCCATGTATAGTTTTGAAATCATTAGAGATACCACAAGAGTGTACTCCTCTTTTTTCATTGTATTTTCCAATAATTCTTAAAAACATTTCTGTTGGTGGCACACTTCCGTTATAGCCACCGAGGCCACATGCCAAATTAATGGGCATTTTGCCTAAATTAAAAATTGTTTGTAAGAATAAAAATAATGCAATTAAAAATAAAATCATGTTTTTTTGTTAATATTTTGAGTTAACTAATTGTTTTAAGTGTTGCACATACTTTATGTGCGTAATTTCACTAAATGAAGGGGCAGAGTTTGTTTCTAAGATTATAAAAGTTCCATCTTTTTTGCATCTTAGATCTATTGCACCAATATCTAATCCAACTGCTAGTAAAGCATTTTTAGATGCTTCTACCATATCATCCCAGTTTTCTGGTTTATTAAATAATTCATTTGGTTCATCTGAAAATCTAAGAAATTCACCGTTTTCATCAGTTTCTTTCTTATTCTCAGTAACCCAAATACAGTTTTTAGAATTAAAATACCATCTATCTGTAGCTTCAGATTTTCTCATCTTTCTACATGCATAGAAGCATCCTAAATTAGATACATGGAGTCTATACTCCCTAGCTCCGTTAAAATATTCTTCAAAATAATACCCATTAGTATCACCTTCTAAGAATTCATCTAGTTGTTCTGTGTTATCCAACTTAACCATTCCATTACCTCTACTACCAAATCTTTTTTTAGCTAGTATAGGAAACTTAACTTCTTCATTTTTGATTTCATTAAGTGTGTAATGTTTAGCTGTTGGAACATTGTTTTCTAAAAAAAGAGCTTTCATTTTAAGTTTATCAGAGGAATTTCTGATAGACTCAACACTATTAATCTCTTTTTCAATTAAAGTTTGAGTAGTGCTACCCAATCTAAATACTACCTTTTCTGGAAAAAGTAGATTTCTGTTTCGTCTAAGCCCATTGTGTGATGGATGCCTAGACCTTACCCTTAAGAAAAATTTTTTAGACATAGTTTCCTGTTTCTACAAGATCTAAAAACTCTTTTCTTGAGATAACTTCTTCATCATTAAAGTAAAGATAAGCATTTAATTTATGCCCATCTTCATCCATGATAATAGGAGTTTGTTCTCGTACATACCAATTTGGATGTCCTTCTAGAGCATCTAAATTCTCTAATGTAGATTCATCTACAGAGTAAACTTCTACTACAATAGGAGATACTTCTTCTGTTTTAGTTACAAAAGGGATCCCACTTCTGTAAAGTGCAAAATTCTTTTCAGTTTTGCCTTTACCAATAAATAAGCTATCTTTTAAAAGATGACTATTTCCGTGACTCTTTTTAAGAGTACCATATACTGCTACTAATGTATTCATTATACTAATTGTTTATTTTGAAAATAACTATCCATTGTTTGAATAGCATAACTTTTGGATGAGAAAGAATTAAGGACTTCAGCATTACTAATAAGTTCTATTTCTTCATTTAATGCTAATGTTACGGCTTTTTCTACTCCTTCGTATACTTTACGTACACCTTCTTCATTTTGAAGCCAAGAGTTAGATGGAGTCCTGTACTCCAGCCCATAACTAGTTTCTCTAAATGTTCCTGGCATACCGTAGTAATTCTTACGAGACATTTCATTTTTTTCAAAATTCTCGAATTGAAGTCCTACAAATATATCCATACATTTAACCAACCTTTCCAATTTAAATTCTTTATCTAATCCGATGTGAATGTGTCCGCCTGCAAACCTTAAATAAGGTGGCAAAGTATTACAACTATTCCCTTGAATATTGTAAATATTAGATTGTGGAGCACATCCAAATTCTAACATACCTGGGTTATCCAGATATTTGTTTTCAAATTCTGCACTTTCTTCAATAGCTACTACACAATTATGAGGTAGTTTAGATTGAATAAATTCTAGTGCAGTTACTAGATTTCCATAGAAATCTTCATAGCAATTTGCTGGTGGAATATTAAATTCTACCATAGCATTATCGCATAAAACGCCAAATCCCTCTTCCCCAAACTTAGTTGGGTGATTTTTACTTCCTTCAAATAATTCAAAGGATGGTATGTATTCTTGTGTTTCTGTGTTAAAGATGAATACTTCTGGGTCTGCTCCAATTGTAAAGGTTGTTTTGTTACTCATTATTTTAAAGTGATATTAATTATGTTAAAAAGTTCTTTCAGACTATATTTTTTAACAAAGTCTGAAGGGTCTTTAGGGAAACCATCATATAGTGACATATATTTCCAGTTATACTTTTCACATTGTTTTTTAGAAAATTTTATACCTGCTTTATCATTATCAAACCAAGAATAAATCCTATTAAACCTATTTGATAATAATTCTGCAGCATTTTCTGAAACAATAGCAGATTCTGACCTAGTAGATATAGCCGAGTAACCTAACTCAAATAAAGTCATTACATCCTTTCTTGATTTAGTTACAAATAAGATATCACCTTTTTCAGGTAATTGTTCCCAACCTTCAAGTAATCCACCTGCCATGTTGGTTCTCCATTTGTATTTCTTATCAGCTAAAGGTCTGTATATTTTAAACTTATCTTTTTCTCTATATCTGTAAACAGGGTCATTATCTTTATAAGTGTGGTATAAAAAATTATTAATCCATACTTCTTGACAAGGTTTTACATTAAAGTGTTGAAGAGTTCCTAAAGTTATACCAAATTGTTCCCAATATTCCAAATCTTTGGCACTGAAAGCTTGTGTAATAACCTTAATAATATAATCTTCTTTTGTAACTGCTTTATTGAACGATATTTTTTTCCTAGGTACATTAACAGATTCTATTAGAATTTCATCGAGTGATTCTATTTTATGAATATTTAATCCAAAGTCTTTAGAAATTATTACTAAAGTTTCTTTAAAACTTAAGCCATAAAGTTCTTGTATAAACCTAAAACAATCCATATGAGTATATTCATATGCAAAGTCTACAAAAAATAAAGTATCTCCTAAATACTTGAAAATACATCCTGGTGAAGTATCATCTTTCCTAATAGGATTAATATAAGATTTACTCATTGAGATGTCTTCTGGAAAATAATATTGAAAGATTTCCTCTTGAGATATTTTTTCTAAAATTTTTTCTTTCATAATAAAAAAGGGGACCGAAGCCCCCTTTAATTTATATTATTATTTAATTATTAAAATGAAAATGGCAAATTACTATCTGAAGTAGCTGTTGCTTCAGTTTCTAAAGCATCTGGAGCTTCTTTAGGTACGTACTCTTCGTACTCATGAGTGAAGTCTTTATTCCATTGAACTTTGTTAAATGATTTTTGCAAAGTTCTACCAAACTCTCTAGTATAGAATTCTTGGTATTGGTTACTAGCTACTCCATATAGACATACAAACTTATTATCTGAGAATTTCTCAAATGCTGCTTGTAAAGAAGAAATATCTCCGTTACAAATTTGTTCATATGGCAACTCAAATTTACCTGCTTCAGTGTTTACTCCAACCCATGCAATAATAAAGCTGTAAAGCTCTTCTTCTCCAGATTTACACACTCTTAGACCAGTACGTGAATACCAATCTTGTTCATTTTCATTATCAGGATTAGCAAGATAGCAACACTTACAATAAGCATTAATATATTTTGTTTTACCTGTAGATGATTCTGGTGTGTCTTCAAACTTAGTCCAGAATGTACCTTTAGCCACATTGTCTCCATTGTCTACATAGACAACAATTTTATCTGTATAATCTGGCTCTTTAATTCTATCTGGATTAGTTCCTACTATCTTAGCAATTTGCTCTGCTGTAGGATTAATTCCTATTACTTTTACGGTAGTTTTACCTGTGTATAGTTTACGTGCTCTTTTGGTTTCGATATTATCCCAATTCATAATTTTTTTTTTATTTAGTTAGATTTAATTTCAATAATTTGTCCGTCTTCATTACGAACTACGTCTGATTCTGTCATACCATTAGTATGATCAAACATCTCGTCAACTGAGTACAAACCTAACAAGTGGTCTGCACCGATTCTGTTGGCTCCCTTAGAGAGACAACGGGCCCAAAGCATTTGCTTCGGCATTCTTGTCCAATTATCCTTAGTAGTAAGTTTCATTGCTTTAGCTTCGTTCCAAGTGAACGTACACTTTTCTTCTTTATCTCCTCTATAAAAGATAATTGTAGTACGAATATCTACAACTTGCTTATCACTAAGTTTAATTTCAGATGTTGTTCCATCATCATAGACATATACCCCATCTTCTGTAGTAACAAACTCTACTCCACCCTTTCTAAGAAGAGCCCCAATAGCCTTTGAGCTAAGAGACAACTTACCTTGAATAGGAATTACATAATGGAATGATTGCATAGGTGCAAATCCCAATTCTTTCCCCATTTGAGCTATTGTAAAAGCTTGTTCTACATTTTTCACATGACTAGGAAGTTGTTTACTTTCAATTAATTTTGAAAGAAAGTCTTCTTGTACTTCCTGAGTCTCCATATTCACTATATCTGTCATTTACGTTTTTCTATTGTTTAATTTTTCATAAATTATGTCCATTTCTTCTGACTCCGCATCTGGGAGCTCAAAGAAATCATTGGTCTTTCCATCAAAGAAAAGCCCGCATTTTAAATTGGGTCGTCCTAATCTATTTTTTAGGATTTTTATAGACCTATAATTATCTTTTAAAGTTGTTATGTCATATTTAAAGTGTTTTTTAATTTCGTACCTATCAGGTGCAAATAGTCCTAGAACTACAAGAGCATCTCTTTGGAGTAATTTATTGTCAGCTAAACCATCTAATGATGGTTCCAGCTTAGACTCTATACTACTTCCTCTATAGAATTCTTGTTTTTCTTTAGCAGCTTCTTGCTGCTGAACATTTACAACTGTGTACTTAAAATGTTTAGATATCTGTTTTCTACAGTAATCTGCAGACCACTTACTCATAGTCTGATGTTTTGACATCATTCTATCAGTTACAGAATCTTTTTCCTCTTGTAATAGAGATACGTGGTCAGTAATAACTATTACAAATTCATTTGGATTATTAGGTTCGTATCTGTCGTATATCTTAGTTGGTTTTCCTCCAATTTCTATTTCCCTATAATGGTGAGTACCATTTTTATTAGAGTACTCTCTGACATATTTATATATACCAGTAGGATTATAGATAGAGTCAATTACTTCGACATACTTTTCAAAATCTGAAAAATATTCCCTACATTCTTTTATGAGTTCAATAACTCTAGTAGGTAAACGTTTAGTAAATGATTGTAGGTCAATTACAGATACGTCAACATTATACTCAGTATGTAATCTGTTAGAAATCAATCCCAGCATAAACTCTTCTTTACTCTCCTCAAGTGCAAAATATAGTATCTTGAGCTTTAAGTTTTTCTCTGGATGTTTCTTAACATATTCATAAGGTTCTAAAACAAATAACTTTTTAGTTAATTGAGTTTTACCCACTCCCGAAGAAGCAGTTACTAGGTAATATAAACCTTTTACAATACCAGGCACATGTTTAGCTAATTTATTAAAGTTAGAGAATGGTATATTATTTACTAGACCTTTGTCATGATTCTCTGCTGATTCATTTATAGAATTAAATGTTTCGTCAAACATACTACATTCCCTCCTCAAATGAACTATTTTTATCAGAATTAATTTCTGACTCAAGAATCATCTCACATTCACTAGCCAAACTCGATACTTTATCTTTCATAATAAAGTAATGAGCTAATTTCATATACCTAAAATTCTCTAATTCTTTACGGTTAACATAGCTCCTAGTAGCGTTAAGAATAAGTTCTTTGTTAGAATATTCAGGATTTTCCTTAATAAACTGTTGCATTTTCTTTATGCATGACTTTCTATCTCCCCTTACAGGGTATCCACCACTAGTTACGCTTTTAGGAAATAACTCCCTATAATCATCAATCCACTCTTCAACTCCTTTTGAAGCTGCAGTTAATGTTGTTTTATTATTTTCTACTAATTTATTTGCTTTCTCAGTGAAAATTACTTCTTCTCCTTCTCGCTCAATATATCCTCTATGAGTTAACTGTTTTAGTACACCTAACTCATCACATAATTGAAGTAATTTTTTATTTTCCATAGGCTATTTATAATATTTAGAATAAATAGTATCCCTAATTGTTTGAGTAATAAGTTTTCTATAATTCTTATCCTTATCATCATTTAACTGAGTTTCTGGATGAGACTGTATAGCTAAAGAGTTAGTTTTAGGATACCAGACTATTTCTGGTTCTTTATCAATTGAAGTAATTACGTGATTATCACTTAATTCATACTTACTAGCTCTACTTTCTGGAGTAGATGCTATAATTTCAAAATCAATTCCTTCTACTAAATCTGAGTTCTCTCCCTTATTACTTCTATAAGGATACATCATTTGATGATGTGTAGAAGATGCTAAAGTTTTTGCATTATACCTAGGGAATTCTATCAAATGTTTTCCATTTGCATGGTTATCCACATTTTGAATTAAACTTCCACCATTAAGTACTGTCAATAACTGAGCACCTCTACATATACCAATCATAGGTATTTCCCATAAATCCGCAAAATGGAAAAATGGAACCTCATAACGATCTCTCTCAACATTTATAAAAGTTTTACTGTGTTTTGGAGCATTATAAAGTGCTGGCGTAACATCTTCACCACCTGTAAAGATGATTAGATTTGCAGCATTATGGCTATCCACAATTTGTGCTCCATCTTCATGTAATTCTGATACATATGTTGCCATAGCATTGTAACGAGTATTATTACCTACAATGTAAATTTTTGCTTTTTTAGGCATAATTAATGTGCCTGTAGCTGTTTTTGTCATAAATTTTTTGCATTAATATATTCAATTGGTCCATTTAATGATTCAAGAGCTTTTGCAAGCCATTTTTCATCTTGTGTTCCCAAAGCAGTTATTATATATATAACTGCTTGGTGACCTTCTCTTAACCTCACAACTCTTCCTATCGTTGTGTTAATCTGGTGTCTCCACCAACTCTATATGTCACCATATAGTTCGGACTATCTCATCAACCTAATCTATATCATTTAGTTTATTTAATAGTTGTACTCCTGAGTATTTTTCTATAATAAAACCTTCAGGATTTTTACTGTTTTCTTTTGCCCATTTTTCAGCATTATCTTTACTAAAAAATGCAGCATGTGGAAAACAATCTGTACAACCACAAAGTAAAACTACATAATAACTAGGTTGCTCATTGTTAGTCTCTACACCGTGTTTTTCAAGTGACGGCACGGGATTGTCTTTTTTATTCATTATTTAAATATTAAAGAGTTTCCCCGTTAGCAATTTTTTCAAAATTACCTTTAACAATATCTAATTTAGCTTTTGCTAATTCTTTTTTACTTTCTTTAGTAACTCCTAGAGCATAAACATCTTTTGTACTTTTTGGGTCTTCTAAACTTCTAAAAGAAAGTACTCTAGTATGTAATTTTTTAAAACCATAACAAGAATTATGTATATTTTCTAATTTAAATGCTTGTAAAAATAAATTATCTTCTTTTATATCATAATAAGGACTTTTATTTGGATTATGGTGAAAAACTAAATTTCTATAAGGAATTTGTACATGTGCTTTACTTTTTATAGAAAAGTGTTTTTTATAAAATCTGTAATATCCTTTATATTTTCCAGTTTTTAACTTAACTGCTCCATATCCTTTTCTCCTATCACTTATTCTTAACGAACTATCATAAGGTAAAGTAGAGTAGTTTAATAAAATGGCTTGTAAAAGTAATTCAGCACATTTATTAACATCTCTTCCATAAAACTGAAATCCTTGTAAGGTAGTCATGCTACATAAATTACCTAATGCAGTACAAGAAGCAATATCAACTATCCCAAATCCTTCTTTTTGAAAGCATATTGTACCATCTTTATTATATTTTCTTGGATGTTCTGAAATACAAATATAAGTAGGGGAGCCCATACTGTTTCCAAAAACTGATTTTGTATAAGTTAAATAAAGTTTACCTTCTATTACAATAGAGTATAAATTACTATAAGTCCAACTTCCATGAGTTAAGTTATTTAGATATAAATCACTATTTAAAGTTTCTTCCTTTATATGTGTTATTTTAAAAAATCTTGACATTAGTATATTGTTAAAATTCTGAGTTTTCTATGTATGTTACCATACAAAGGCGCATAATTTACGCTGTATAAGTTCGCGAGGTTGCGAATTTAATTGAACAATAACTGCTTTATCTAGATTAGGTATATTAGTACCTTCATTTACTTTATCTACTACTCCAAGTCTCTTTATTTTACCTTTTAAAAACATTTGATAATGTTTATCATCTACTTTAGAATGGAATACAAAGTTACAGAGTTCCTCTATTTTAGGAACACTCTTATGGAATATTAAAATTTTATCATCAACAGGTAGAGATTTAAGTAGTTTTTTAGCTACTTCAGTCTTACTTTTAAGATTGTATATAAATCTCATCCTATTAAGATACATAAATTTGGGAACTCCTTTTGAAGTAAATTGTAATCTTCTTATTTGATTAGACATATATTGATACTGTTTAAATTCTGTAGTTTTAAACCTTTTAGCTTTATTACCAGCTTCAATATATTTGTCTTGATCATCTAAGTTAAATTCAATTACTTTTATTTTATAAGGAGCTACTAAACCTAGCTTAACAGCTTTATCAAGAGGTAAATCAAATACTACTTTTAATTTTAGTTGTTTAAGTATTTGAATTTTTTCTTCCTCTTTAGGTGGAGTTGCAGTTAGCATTAAAATATTATCCACCTTATTATTTTCAAAAAATTTGGAATTATTCTCTGTTATCCTATGACCTTCGTCAAGAATAACCAAGTCAAAGCTAATTCCTTCTGCTTTAACTTTATTTAAACTAGCATAACATACTAAACCAATATTAGAGTAATCTGAGCCCCACTTAAGGAATTCATCCTTAATCCCTTCATCACGTAATTTTTCAGTAGGTACAACCCACAAAAAATTACTCTTCCCTTGCTCTTTAGATAATTAATATAGTCAATTGCTATCTTAGTTTTACCACTACCTGTGGCTGCAGAAATAATACCGCTACCTTTGTTTTTGATAACAGCATTTACTGCTTGTTGTTGTATTTCACTTTTTATGTTATTCATAATAAATTTTAAAAAGGTAAGTAATCTGGGTTATCTATACGAACTATAGTATTACCCATTAAAGTTTTTTCTACAGGAGTAACTTGTGAATAAGCGTCATTTATTATAGGTTTAAAATTCAAACCATAACAACTTCTGCAATATAACACATCTTCAACAAATTTATCTTCCTGTCTAAAAGAAACTTGATTAATAATTTTAGGTTTACTAGGATAAGATATTAAAGGTACTCTTGAACTTCTCGAGATATTAAAAGACATATGATTCAAATCTTTAGTTAAGTATGCTTCTCGTACAGGTTTTTTGTATTCTTTAATTCTTTGTGTTAACCCATAAGAAAAAATAAATTCTCCATGTTTTGAGTCAACTACATCATCTATATAAGGTATTTCAGTTAGTATTACTGCATCTTCATCAATCATTGCCATAATAATAGAGAAGATTCCATAAGGATCTGGACTATTATTAATAACAATATGAGGTAATACAGCAGTATGTTTACTTTCTTTTCTATAAAAATCTGCATCTTCTTTTATGCATTTTGCAGTATTAAAAATAGAAATAACTTCCTCAAATAAATTTTCAAAATTAGTAATTTTGTCTGCAATATATAAACTATTTAGAAATTTAAATATTTCTATTAATGCTTTATTTTTTAAAAGTAAACTACTTACTTGAGAAGTTGATAACATGTTATTCATTTATTTATCTTAATGTTTCCAAAAATTAGTAATAACTGGTGAAGCTTTCAAAGGAATTATTTTACAATAAAATTCTCCAGCTTTTTCCATAGATTGTTGTAATAATTCTGCAACTTCTTTTGCCATTTCTTTTGGGCATTCTACAACGATTTCGTCATGAACAAAGTTACATATTTTAACTGTAAATAACCAATTTCTACGAATCAACTCTTCGTAAAATAATATCCCAGCAACCTTGGTTATAGATGCTGAAGTACCCTGTATAGGGTAATTTTGAGATTTTCTCTCAAGAGCAGATTTTTTTCTAAAGTGTTTAGAGAGTTTAGGACCTAGTACATTTTTGTAATAATCCGTTTCATTTTTCTTTTCTTCTCTATATACATCCCAGAAATTTGAATCAAATTCAGATGCTTCTATTTTAATTTGTTTTAGTGGTATAAGAAGTTGAGTATTATCTACATCATTATAGTGTATATAACCTGCAGACCACATCTTTTTCTTAACCGAATTAAAATAATTTTTAAGACCTGGAAATACTTTAAAGTAGTCATTATACAATCTCTCTCCATCTTCTATTGGTATAGATAAGTTTTGAGAAATAGTATAACCATTACCACCATAGTTAATTGCAAAACCAGCTGCTTTAGCTTGTTGCCTATAATGTAATAGTTCTTTTTGGTAATCTGCTAATTCTTTTCCATCTTCATCGTCTTGTTTAGCTTGTTTAATATCTTTTAAAGGTACATTATATATCTTAGATGCTATAAAGCTATGCATATCACCAATTTTCTTTTCATAAAACTCTATAAGAGATTTATCAGCAGATTGATTGGCTAATACTATTTGCTCTTGGCCACTATAATCAGCCACAACTAAGGTATTACCTCCTTCAGCAATAAAACAAGCTCTTACCTTCTTATCAGAAGGAATGTTTTGGAAATTCATTAGTCTAACACCAGTAGCATTATCTTTGCCACCAGATGATAGTCTACCTGTTTCCATTATTTGAGTAAACTGCGTATGTAGTCTACCAGAAATAGGATTCACTTGTTTACTTATATTTAATCCGTAAGTTGAACAAGCTTTTTGTAGTTTAGTGTATTTGAGGTATAATGGTATAAGTTCATGTTTGTCTCTTTGTGGGTATATAATTTTATTTTCCACACTTTCTTTTCTTTCTCCGTTATCCTCAGTCCATAAGTTTAGTCCCAGCTCTCTAAATAAAGGTATAATTTGGTCTGCACTATTCCAATTAATAGTGCATTCTCTATCTCTAAACATATCAAACTGTTTCTCAACATATTTTGGAAAATGGTCAATAATATAATTGTCCAATTCTTTTTTAATTTTGTTTAGTTTGTTTAAATTATTATAATAGATAGAATCCCAAGCTTCTACATCTAACTTAAATCCACAATATTCTGTATATGCTAATACTGGACAATATTTGTTTTGAAGATTTATAGTTTTAAAAAGATTTCTTTTTTTAGCTTTTTTTAATTGAGCTTTTTTTATATCTTCTAAATATTTAACATCTCCAGCAGCATATTTAATTACTATATTGTCTAAGCCACGCCAATGGATTTGACCCCTTATATCTTTATCTACTTCACTAGTATGACAATATCTCTCAACAAGAGCGTCTAAACCAAGTCTAACAGTACCTCTAGGTAATCCAAGAGTAAGTATTCTTTCTGTTAAAAAGGTATCATATATTTTTCGTATGATTATTCCTTTATGCAGAAAAAACTTTAAGTCAAACTTAGCATTTTGAAGTATAAAAGTTTTAGTGTCGTCTTCAAAAAACCATTTGTAGTTTTCAAAAGGGAAAGAATCTTGTTCTATCACGAACTGATTGTCTCCATCTCCAATCTGCCAACAAATAACTCCTTTAGTACGAGGGTCAAAACCATGCGTTTCTGTATCTAATTGTATAAATTCTTTATCTTTAAAATAATTTAATGCGTAATTTATAGAACATTTCCCAACTTCCGCATTTTCTTCAAACTTCTCCGATGTTCCTATAAAATATATCATTTATTAAATAAATATGTCATTATTTTTTTCTATTTGTATTAAGGATAATACTCTAGGAGAGCCTTCAGCAAAATACTCTTCACCAATGTCATATCCCATATCTTCTGATTCGTAAGTACTATTATAATAAATATCACTTTTATTATACAAAACTTCCTTCCTTTCTAAAGATCTAGTTAGGTAATAAACAGCTGAACAATCTTCTCCAACATCTACTAAGAAATTACTTTTTTCATATGCATGAAGTAAAAATTTAATAAACTCAAAAGTAAAATTTATTATTTCTTCTGTAGATGCACCAATGTATTCTCCATCTTCTAAAGAATTATATAACTCTTCTAAC